ATGAGAAAAAAAGAATGAGAAACCTTCAGAAGGCAGGTAAAAATCCTAGAAATAGATATAGACAACCACTTACAGAGCAAGAAGCTCAACAATATATAGACTCTAATCCAAATACTCAAAAGTATATAAACAAAAATTTAGACTCTAAATATCATAAGAAGTATGGAGGAGCTATACCCAAGTTCTCGAAGGGTGGAAGTGGAGAAGTAAGTAAGGGTTACAAAAATTATAACGCAGATCGTCAAATAAATGGAAAGCCTTTATGGGTTGTTAATACTCTTACAAGCGGCCCTGAAAAGGGAAAAACAGCATATGGTTTAAATCCTGATTTAACTTCTAAAGATCTTTTGCCTTATGATCCCTATACAGAAAAAGGTGTAAATTATCAAGATTTACATCAAGATGAATTAAGGGCATTAAATACAAGAATAACAAAACCATATATGGCAGGAAATCGTATTGATTCTATGTCTGCACATGCAACTTCTGCTGCTTTATATAATTTGGGACAAAACAATATTAATGAAGTCCCAAATACTATACCAGATTTTATTTATAAGAATAAAATTAAGCCAACCAAAACATTTAATATTCCAAGCCCAAGCGGAGAAGGAGTAAATAATTACAATTATTACCCACGTCCAACAGCTTTTGATCAATATCCTAGAATGGGATATCAAAATGGTGGAACTGCAAATGACACTATAAACTATCCACAGTTTCATCATGGAGGCGCTCATGGAAGAGCAGAAGGAATTTCTCAGGGACATAAGCAAGCCTCTGGAAATCCTTATGTATGGGGAGAAGATCCTCAAACTAATTTTGGTATTAATACTCCAAATAACTTCAATCAAACATCCATAGGACAAATCTCAGATCCTTTGTATGAGGAAGCAGTAGATAAGTTGCAATCTAAACCAATACCACAATTTGTTACTAATGAGTTTGGACAACCAGTACCTACAAGGCCAATAGATCATGGTACTGTAGATAAGGCTAAAGAACACAGTTTGTTTGATAGATACTATGCTGTATCTAAGAGACCAACTACAGCTATTAAAGAAGGTACATCAGATCCTGATATTCTTAAGCATCAAGCTACAGCAATAGATGACTTTGCTATTGGTATGGTCAATCCAGCTATGTATGGTGAGATAGGAGAGAGTGTTTACCAAAGTGGTAAAAATATAGTTACTAACAGAGGAGGAACATCTCAAGATTGGTTAGAATTGGGAATGGGAGTACTTACAGCAATACCTGCATTTAAATGGTTAAAGCTAAGTAAGGCTCATAAAATAGCTAAAGGAATTAATAGAGATGTTGTTCCTGCAGTGAAAAGCAGAATTAAGAATACCATCAAGTATAACAAAATGCCTGATGTTAGAGTTAAGAGTAGTTATGATGTATCCAATCCTTTTACCACAGTAAAGAGGGCTAATAAAGAATTGGAAGAAGCTGTACCTTTAATTGAGAAGACTATAGCAGAGAAGATAGCTAGACAAAAGACTCCTGAAGGATGGAGAAGATTAGTAGCACAAGAAAGGGAATATTTAAAGTCAATAGGAGTTTCTCCTAATAAATTAGATGAGCTTTCTAAACAAGCAGCTAAAAGCAGGATAGATGAGTTAGAGAATATAAAGATTATGAATAATCCTAAGTCTCATAATTATACTCAAGCCCATGAGAATCTTGGACTCACTAAAGATTTAATTCATAAAAACCATTATTTTGCAGATGGAGCATGGCACCAACAAAAAGTAGTAGATGACTTTTGGAATAAATCAGCAAAGTTAGAATATGGGACTGATATTCTTAAGGCCAATACTAAAAAATTTGAAGCAAGTAGATACAATCTAGGAAAGACTCGAGGTTTTGGTATTAAATCTAATCCTGGTGAGATTGGTGTGGGAATTCCATTTACAAAATCAGTGCCTACTATAAATCATGAAGCAGCACACGCTTTACAAAGAGGAAGAAAATTACCTATTGATGATGAGTTGAGGAAAATAAAATTTAAAAGTAATTTAACAAAAGCTGAAAAGAAAACAGCACAGTATTTTAGAAGAGGATCTAAATTTCAAGAACCCTCTGCCTTTGCACATGAAGCAAGAGAGTCTATGCTACTAAGAGGTATTATAAAAAATATAGATGATGAGATTACTCCTGAGTTATTACTTAAGGCACAAAAATCTTTTTCTAAAAGTCCTATGGGAACATATGATCCAATTAGAAATAAACTATCAAGCTCAACTAGAATCCTCGACCTTGCTGATCCCACAAAAGTAAACTTAGAAAAACTGGCAAAAGAGATGAATAAATTGCCACTAACTTTAGCAGTGGGAACTGGTATAGGAGTTGCAAGTAAAGCTGCTCCTAAGAAAGCACATGGAGGTAGAGTATCATCAACAGAAAGCCCTTTAGAGTATCTTCCTTATACTTGGGGAGAATCCCAACAACATTCTTATAATTTGCAAGGAGCTCCTAAGTATGACTCTCAAAGAGTTATTCAACCTTCAATGTGGGCCTCAGATGCAGCTCCTAGTATACAGTATCCAGACTTATCTGCTCAAGTAGATAACACTAGTACTCCTTATACACATCTACCTAATAACATAGATTATGCTAGAGAAGCTTTGCCTGGAATGGGCAACCAGCCAATAGGAGAGCCTAATAATGCTCAAGTACATGAGCCTAAGCCTGTAGACTTCTTACAGAGGGGAGTTAATGCTTGGCAGAAGTTAGAAGATAAAGTAGGGAGTGTAACTACGTATCCTAGTCCTGGAGAGATATCTAAAAGGACTAATCCTGCAGGTTATGAACTTTTATATGGAACCAATCCATATGCTTGGAAAATAAAACTTGCTACAGGACTGTATGATTTGCAGAAAGGTTTAAGAACAGGAGCCTATGATCAGGCTATGAAAGGGGCTACCACAACTGCAATGTTAGGAACTCCTCTTCTCATGAATATTAGGAGAAGTAAAAGCCCACTTATTACTGGTAATGTAGCAAGTAAAGTAGGGGAGAAAATAAATAGGATAGAGGAACACCTTCCCAGATCATTAAGAACTGCTAATGCTTTAAGGAATTTATACACTAACTCAAGATATATTAGGACAAACAGAGAAAAGTTTGTAGAAGCAATTAAACCCCACAAAGATTCTAAAGGAATTTTAGGAGCACTTTATAAGGATGCCAAGAAAGCTATAGATTCTGGGTTTTATTCCTATCATCCTAAAAATCTGAGAGGGGACTTTACTGATGCATTAGTTACAGACGTAGCATATGAAGTTTTCAAAGGGTCACAAAAAATTCCTGGTGTAAAATCATTTACAAAGGGTCTTGTTGGTAATATGATGAAATTAAGTTCTTCATATAAAAGAGGGGCTGGTGAACTTCTAAATATTAGAAACTACTTACCAGGAAATAAGTATATAGGATCAGGTCTATCTTCTGGTGGAAATAAAAGTAAGTCTAACCTAATAAATGAGTACTTATATGGAACAGGGAAAGGCTTAAAGCCTAGGAAAGCTAAAGTTATGGGACTAGAGGACGTTAATACAAAAGATCTAAAACACTATGAACTAGAAGTAGCTACCAAGAATAAAGATAAAATTACATGGGAGGAATTACAAAACGTGTTATCTGCCTCTGAACAGAATGTTAATATAAGATCGTGGGAAGGTATACAGGCACGTATTGATTTATTAAAAAGTAAAGTTCCTCTAAAAGGAAAACAAGGTGAATTCTCCTTTAACGAAGTACCAGTACCACAATCATCTGCAGTTCCATATGAGATTTTGAAGGATATTGGGGGGCATTTGGTTTTTCCACATTTAAATAAGAAGGGAAAAGCAATGCTCAGGATACAGGATTATTATAAGTTTTTACCAACATACGCTGACAAATGGAACCAACGGGGTGCACTAGAAAAGTACATGCTTAAAAAGCAGGCGGACGCAGTTAAAAGTATTGGAAAGCCCTTTATACTTTCAAAAGACTTAAAGATAGTAAAAAGAAAGAAACCTTCAAGAAGAGCTATGGGGGGTAGGGTCTCCTTTTCAGGAAGAAGATATGAATATAAACCAGTAAAAGATTTTTTATGAACAAGTATGTAAATTTTATACAGAAGATTACAGGACTAGGAGGAGCACTGTTATACTTAGCAGCCCTACTTCCTATATTCTTAACACTAATTGCATTAGACTTATTAGGAGATGCTATTAATATGACATGGATAGGAACCACAGCATCGCTGTTATTCTTCTTATACTTCTTACCTTATACAGTATACAAAGTATTTGAGAAGGAATTATGGATGCAGAAGATAGCTAGTTTCTTTAAGAACTTAAGAAAGAACAAATAATCAGTTTGGGGAAACTAAAACTAATGAGATTAAACCTACAAAAGACAAAGGTTAAATTCTACAAGAAGATCTCAGATGCAGTTAAAGAACTAGAGTTAAATGAATCAGAGGCTAGAGCACTGTATAGAGCTGCTGAAGGGCCTAAAAGAATCTACAAAGAATACTATTGGAGAAAGATTGACTGGGAAGAATAAACAGAAAATACACATAAGGCTATAAGAGCTGCCTTTTTCATAAAAATTAGTAAAATATATAACAAAATAACTAACTTTGCAAACTAATGGACAACCTAAACACAGGAGAATTCACAACATTTGATACAGAATCTTTAAATGCTTTAAAGGAAGCAGATGCTGCACCAATAGATGAAGTAACTCCTAAGAAAGAAGAAGAAAAGAACACTACTAACAAAGTTGCTGAAGACATCTTTGATGTAGGTAGTGAAGCTAAGTTCAATGAACTTGGTAATCAGGAAGAAGAAAAGACTCCTGCATATTTAGAAGATGATGAGGATGAAGAACCTACATCTAAAGTAAATATACAGAGAGATGAAGATGAGCTAAGTGATGATGAAATCAGAACTCAATTTCAAACAGCAATAGATATAGGTACTATAAAGGTACCAGAGGACTTTGAATTTGATGGCAGTGAAGAGGCTTTTGAAGTAGCCATGACTCTTAATCAAGAGTTAAGGGAACGAGAAGCTGAAGACTCAATATATGCTAAGATTCAAGATCCCATGCTTAAAGAAGCTATTGAGTATGGTATTAAAGGGGCAGGTTTTTCAGACTTTGTAGGTTATCTACAGAGTATGGTTGATGAGAGGAACTTCTCCAGTTATGACATATCTACAGAAGATAAGCAGAAGGAAATCCTAATGCACTTCTACCAAGAGAGAGGGCTTGATGAGGATATGGCTAGGAGAAACATTGATGCATCTATTATAGATGATAAACTTCAAGATGATGCTGAGAAGGCTCAGAACTATTATCAGCAGTCAATACCCCAAGCTAGAGAGCAGGAGAGACAAGAGGCTATGAGATTAGCTAGTGAGAGGAAAAGAGCTCAAGAGGCTTACCAGAAAAACTTTAATGAAGCTTTAAGAGCAACAAAGTTTACACAACAAAAGAAGAATAGTATTAGAGAATCATTGCAGCCTACAGTAATTAACAATAGTAGACTACCCAGTTGGCAAGCTAGGATTCTTGAAATACAAAATAAACCGGAGCACTATATAGACTTGCTAGACATTCTTAATACTTATGATGCTGATAAAGGCTTCTCAAGTGAGAGAGTAGAGAAGAAAGTTAGAACTAGTGCTACTAAAACAGTATATGATAAGTTTAGAAGAGCAGGTGACAAGAAAGCTCCAGGTACCCAAAGACCAAGTGGTAAAGGGCCTAAGAGACCTCTTATTAACCCAGCCTTCACAAATTTTACAAGAAGCTAAATAACAAATTATGAACTTCACAATGCCAGGGCTTAAGCCCACATGGATCTCCGAAGGTTTAGGTGGAAACTCTTTTGATTCTACTCACCTTGCCAGAACCTATGGCTTAGACAAACCTCACGAGATTGATCAAAATGCTGTTGGACTTGCACAACTTTTTAGTGCAACTGACAGGTATCAGGATAAGCCTCTTATTGGTATGACTGAAGCCAAAGGAAACAAAACTATACTTTCCTCTGACTCTTATACATGGAAACTGAGAGGACATCAGAAAATTAAGTTGAGAGTAACTGAGGTTACTGAGACTGCTACTTCTCCAGGTAGAAGTGGTTTAGAATTCAAGATTGTCCTTGACAAGCCATGGTTCCAAGAGCCTGATATTATAATTGGTGAAAACAATGAATATCCTTTGGAAGTCATTGGTACACCAGAACAAAGAGGACTTGGATGGGAATATAAGGTTGTAATGATGGGAGAGGATAACTCTCGTAGCTTTCCAACAGCACTTTTCCAAACAGGTAGAGAATTTTGTAAAGTAGGTACTACAATTGTTAGAGAAGATAACAATAAATATGGTACCATGCAATTCAACACTATATTTGCTTTGAGATCTCAAACAGGTATGGTTGCTGAAAAATTCCAATTCACTGATAGAATGCTTAGAGTAGATAAAAACTCTAGCAGCAAATCTCAGATTAAACACTGGAGAGTTCCTTTCATGGATGCTAATGGTAAAACGTATGCCAACTTCATGCCTATGGTAGAAGCTGAATTATGGAACCAAGTATATGAGGATATTGAGTGGGCCTTGAATTTTGGAAGACAGGGTACTAAAGTAGGTTATAATGGTTATCTGAAGAAAACTTCTCCAGGATTGAGACAGATTTTGAATGATGGTCATACACTTACTCATAATGGTAACTTGACATTGACACAACTTGATGAATGGTTATCTTCTATTTATAGAGGTAGAAAAGATGCTAATGCTAATGCTAGAAAGGTTGTTCTTTCTACAGGTGAAATGGGAGCTATAATGTTCCATAACATGGTAGCCACTGATGCATCACAATTCCTCACTGTAGATAGTAATTATATTGCTAAGAACCCAGATGTAAGACACTTGAGCTTTGGAGCTCAGTTTACACATTATGTGGGTAAGAATGGCTTGGATGTGACAGTAATGTTGGATCCTGCTAAGGATAATCCAGATTGGTGTCCACAAGTACACCCAGTGTATACTGACACTACTATTGATTCTTGGAGAATGGATATTCTGGACTTTGGATTGACCAAAGAACAAACTGTAGGAAATACTAGAAATAACATTGAGATGGTGTGTGAAGACAATGCCGATGTTTATTTCTGTACACACGGTAAGTGGAATAAAAGTGGATTCCCTATCAATGATGGCTCACAAGGATTATCTGGTGGAGTCTCTGGTTATGCTTCAATGATTGAAAAATCATTTGGCTTAATGGTAAGAGATGTATCTAGATGTGGAGTTATTAAGATGGAATTTGATGATGCCACATAATCATAATTAACTAAAAGAAAGAAAGAATGAATAAGGTAATAATTAGACCTAACCCTAGAAAGAAACCTCTCATGAGATATGAGAGGGTTCTGGATAGAGAGGTAGATGAGCATGGCAGAGTAATTGCTGAGAATGTTACACAAGAGGATAATTTAACAAGAGCACCAGGCACTAATTATAGGGTCTGTGCTAACCTCTCAAGTACTACAGGACTCATAAATACTGGACTAGATAAAACTGTAAGTAACCCTTACAAAGATAGTAAAAACCTTCCTCCTGACTGGGAGGCAGTATTTAAAGACAAAGACACTGTTAAGCTACAAAGCCTTTTAGAATATAAACATGGAAGAGAGAAGGGGTATTATACCAATGCCCCTGCTGGTAAGGATGAGGTGAGAGCTGAAAACATACCATTCTTCCAATCACGAGAGGCAACTTTCAACCTTAATGATGGTATAACTACTTTAGACCTTGACAAACCTTTAGATGAAGTAAAGTTCTATGTTGCCAAGTCTAACAGTAGAATTGCTAACTCATTTGAAGAGCTCACTGATCAACCCTTTTATATATCTGATAAGATTAAAGAGGAGAAAAGAGAGACTGGAACTAGAAAACTGAGGAACTCAGCTATTTCTAAACTAGAAACTTTGAGTGAGAGAAATGATGATGCTATTGTTAAGTTCTGTCAAGTTGTAGGAGACCCTTTAGGTAAAGTTAAGAATCTAAATAAGGAGCAAGCATATACTTTACTTGATACTTATATTAGAGATACTAAAGACTCTCTCTCACATTTCACAGCAGTCTTTGACATGTGGAATAGTCAAGACACAAGAATTGAGTTTAATGCACGAGCATTAGCTTCAGATCTCAAAGAGTATAGAGTCATCTATAAGAGAGGTCCACAAGTAACATGGCAACCACCTGAGCAGGAAGGAGCCATAAGAGATAAAATTACTTGGGACACATACGAGGAATTCATTACAGAGTTCATGGCCAATCCTAAATACCAAAAGGAGAGGGAGGAGATGAAGCTCCAGCTTGAGATGAAGAAAAAGTATGCTAATTGATGAAATGCATTTTGAGTTCAAAAAAGAGCTCAATAGAATAGACTCTAATGATTTCCCTGATTTTAATCCAGCAGAGGTAGATTCCTACCTCAATGCTGGAATAAATTCTTGGCAAATCAAGAAGTATGGAGAGGGTAAGAAAGAAGGGTTTGAGACAAACCAAGAAAAGATAGCAGAGCTATCAAACTTACACATTTTATCTCCTAATGAGCAACCTGCTCTCACTCCCACATCTATAGGAAACAACAGATATGAAATTAAATTAGAGGAAGGAACTATCCTCTATGAATACTACGTCATTACTAAAGTAGATGTAGATATTACCGAAGGATCTTGTAGTAAGACAAATATAAGAACTAGGTTTGTACAGACAGACGATGTTCTTAACTTCTACACAAAGCCTTCTTTTAAATGGAAAAGGGTACCCATTGAATATGGTAAAAGTTCTGATGGTACCGATAACACGTCTTTGTATTTTCTCACTGATGGAGTTTTTAGTATTGATGATGCTTACATTTCTTATTTAAAAAAACCTGCTAGAGTGTGTCTAGGTAACTACAAACACATAGATGATACAAGCTCTAGTACAACAACTACACAAACAAATTGTGATATAGACTCTGACTTCCATCATGAAATTGTGAGACAAGCAGTATTGCTTGCACAAGTAGACATGAGAGATGCTCAGGGAGTGAAACTTAAACAAACTCAAATTAATTTAGACAACTAAAAATGGGTTCTAACAAACGAAGAAGAGAAAAAATTCTTGTAGCTGATGGTAATGTAACAGTTGTATCCAATGGATCAACAACTTTTGAAAATGCCACCTCTGGAGTTATAAATCTCTCAAATGAACAACTAGGAGTTTTTGATGCTGAAACAGGCGTTGCACTTAATGTAGGTGATACTTATGCTGACTCTCCTAAAATCTTTATTGCGCAAGGAACTAGCACAAGTGCTACTCCTTTCTCAACACCTACTTATCCTTTACAGAATAGACCCTTTGAAAAGAGTCCTGTAATTGATGGTGCTAATGTAACAAGGTGGGCAGGAGTTTCATACTCTGCACCACTAAACAACACCTGGCTCTTAGGTGGAGAACAAGCTGACACTACTGCTGTAAATGTCTTGGATGAAACAAGATATATGCTTAGCTTGAAATTTGATGGTAGAAGAACTGATGCCCTTAATGGCAGAAATCAACCAGTTATCTTCCCTCAATTTACAACTCCAGACTATAGTGTTAGTACTGTGTACACAAGTACTATCAAGCAGAGAACACACCTCTTAGCTAACTTAGCTCAGGACTGTAATAAGAAATCCAAAGTCTGGACAGGTAATCCTGCTGGATCTCAGATTCTTGCTATCTTGGTAGATGAAGATGCAACTGGAGGCATGTCCTCACCACAAACTTTAGCAGATATTGATGCTGCTAACGATGTACTGACCTTAGGTTATACTGACGGTGGAGTTGCAGTAACTCACACAATGACTGCAACTGAAGCTGCCGCTATTACTGCAATAATTGCTAGTTCAGACTTAGCTTTAACCTCAAACATTTTACCTACTCTATTAGTAACAGCTCCTGCAGGATCTGCAGCTGCTACAGCTGATGGAGTAAGTGTAGAAACTGCTGGTACAGGAACTACTGAGGCTGATCATATCATATTCTTAGTACTTGATGAAGGAACTGCCTACTATGACAGAGTCTCTCAATTGAAGTCTAGAGTAGTTATTGGTATGAGAGAAGGTTTTGACATCTCTACTGTAGCTTGTACTGAAGAACAAAGAATGTTTGAAGGTCAAGGTATTGCAGCTGACTGGGAAAAAAGGTATCAAGAATTTGATAGCTTGAACAAGTTTGACTCTGTTCAACCACCTTCTGGAGAGACTTATCAACATGCTAGTCATATTGATACTACTACTCCTGGCACTTATGATGCCTACACAATTGAGAGCTATGATCTCGAAGAAACTTCCTCTGGAGAATCCTCAAGAGTACCATTTGTAACTCAAATATTAGTTGAAATTGGACACACCGTTACTACTGCGGCTCTTGAGGATGTCTTAAACCCCTGGTTTAATTCTCTTCCTAGAAGCAGAGCAGCTGTAGAATTGTAATCTTTAAAATATAACATACAATGAGTAAACAATTAAAACAAGTAGCCAAGTGTACTTATGACTGGGCTATAGATGCAGGTGCTCTAAGTACAATAACACCTGCTGCTACAGAATCAATTCCTAAAGGAGCTCTTATTACTAGCGTAGTTATAGACTCTAAAACAGCTTTGTCCTCAGCTGGATCAGCTACTGTAGCTATTACAGCTGGAGGAGTAACAATAGCTGGAGCAACAGACTTTGATGAAGTACCATATTCTGGAACTACTCCAGTAAAGGTTCTTAGAGCAAGTCCTGGAATTAACACTTCTGCCATATCCACTGCAGAATATCTTCCTATAGTAGCAACGTCTACTGCAGATATTAAAGTAGTAGTTGCAGGAGCAGCTTTAACAGTGGCTGGAAAATTCCATGTTTATGTGGAGTACTGCCTAGCTTAACCAAACAATCAAACAAAACCTAGAGGGCAAGTGGGGATAACTTGCTTGCCCTTTTCTTTTAAAACATAAACAATGGCAAAGACATATCATTTAGATAAAAGAGTGCTTGTCAGTGGAGGTAAGAGTGTGACTAATCTTCAGAACTATATCAATATAAAAGAATATATTGGAGAAGTTATTGCAGATGGTTCAGCTACTGAAAGTGTTGAGACTGGAATCTCAGCTCTAGCAGGTGGAGGACAACCCACAGCTGCACAAACAGCAAATCACATTACAGAAACTTATTCTGAAGTAACTTCAGTAGCTACAGCAGCTGATAGTGTATTATTGCCAGATGCAGCTGTTGGAGTAAGACTGAGGATTAAGAACGATGGAGATGCTGCTTTAGCAGTCTTCCCTTGGGGATCAGTAGACACTATCAATGACTTAACAAATCCAATTTCAGTATCTCTGCCAGTAGGAGCAGATGTACAATTTACAAAGGTTGATGCAGCAAACTGGGAAACAGCCCAGGGACTTGGTGTAACTTCTGATGTAAATGCTCAGAATATCACGGTGGTTAATAATGCCGCTACTACAGCTGCAATAGCTGATATTAGTAGCACAAGTTTAACTACTGGAGAGCTTCTCTCACTTACACACACGAACTCTGCAATAGCTTCTGGGGGATCAATGCTTGACATTATTTCAACTGGAGTAAATACAACCATAACCTCTGGGGCACTATTAAACTTAGTAGATACTAATTCTACAACCTCTAGAGTTGCTATGATTTCAGGGCCTGCAACGACTATGGGAAAAGTAGTTTCAGTTATTGCGGATGCAATAACATCAGGAACTGGTTTAAGTGTATCTTCTTCCAGCATAATTGAAAACTCAGGATCGGCTTTTCAAGTTGTAACTAGCGGTGTCAATACTGCAGCTACTACAGGTGCAGCATTTGATATCAACTCTTCAAATCAGCTTACAGGAACAGTTGCTAATATTAGTAGTGAACTTACAGGTGGTACAGCTTTGAATATAACTACCTCTGGAACTTATACTGGAACAGGGGGTGTATTAGCTGTTAATGTCAATGGAATAAGTTCAGGTAAAGGAATTAATGTAGTAGGAGGATCTACTCTATCTTCCTGGGGTTCTCTAGTTTATGTAGACACAGCAGGAGCAACCACTGGACGTGGATTAACTATATACAATAATGGAGAATACACAGGATCAGTTGGACTACTTAATATAACAGCCAGTTTGCTAACAACTGGTAATGCTTTAAATATAGACGGTAATAGTGTTGCAGTTGGTGGTGCTTTAGCCAGACTAGACATGAATGCTTCAGTTGGAGGACGTGGTTTGGAAATTGCAAATTCAACTACAGTTTCTAATGCCTCCCAAACAATGGCTACCAGTAGAAATATTTCTGGTACTGTTGCCTCTGCTGCTGCTCTAACAAATTACGCCAGTGTATTTGGACAAACAGTCAATCACTCTGGTGGTGACTACGTAGTTACTCAGACAGCAGATACTGCTGGGACCATGCAGGTAAATCTAGTACATAGCCTGTCCACAGATACTGCAGCTCCAGATGTTTTTGCTTCCACAGGCTTAGATATAAATGTAACTGCTACTACTTCTACCAGTGCAAATGCTGACTTAGATGTCTCAGCTAGAGCATTAGATGTAGCTTATACACTAACTGAGACTGCTGGTACTTTAAGATGGGCAGATACTGATATTGCAAGAATAGCAATGGACAATTCAGCTGCTTTAGCAATGAGCTCTGCAGGAGCCTTTCAACTTGATATGTTAGAAATAAATGCTGATGCTGTAACATTGAATGATGCTAACATCACATTCAATGCTCTTAACATTGATGCAAGTGCAGCTACAAATACATCCTCTGCCTCAGCAGTAGGCTTGAGACTTAATGTCCCAACTACATTTGATTCTCACATACGAGCAGAACAAGCTCTTGTAACAGATATGCCAGTACCTACAGTAGGATCTGGTTTTAGTTCTGCAGAGGATACTTACTGGATTCCTTATGGAAAACATGGAGCATCTGGTATGTTTGTAACAGAGTTCTATGTAGACCTTACTGGAGTAGATGGAGTAGCAACTGACTTGGATATCATTGGAGATACAGCAGCTTCTGCTAATGCTAGCATTGGTCAGATTACTGCAGCAGTACAGGGCACTGTACAAGCAATAACAATGACTTGCTTGGAAGTTCCTACAGGATCAAATGCAGATGTTGATCTCTACTCTGCAAATGAGGGCACAACTACTGAGACACATGGTTATGCTATAACTAATGCAACTGAAACTGCGCTCTTAACATCTGGAGGAGATTGGACATTAGGCCAAACAAAAGTAGCCTCAGCTGTCCCTCCAGATAATGATTATCTATATCTTGTAACAGGTTCTGCTGCTGCTGCAGGAACCTATACTGCAGGACAATTTTTAATCAAAATTTATGGTACATAATAATTAACTAGGAAGGAGGAGGTAACTCTCCTCTTTCCATTTTAAAAAAAAACAAAAGAAATGACTAAAGAATTAATTTTAGAAAGAAAACAAGTTGCCTCTACTAGAATAGAAGAGCTGTTTGCAGAAATAAACTTATACAAAGGTGTAGTTGCAGACTGTGAATACTGGCTAACAACTATTGAAGAGACTAAAGAAAAAGTCTCTAGTAATGGCAAAGAAGCTATGAAATTAACAAAAGTTAAATAATTAACAATGCCAAAAACATATCACTTAGATAAAAGAGTGCTTGTCGGTGGAAATAATAGTGTGACTAATCTTCAGGGCTATATCAATATAAGGGAATATATTGAGGCTGTAGCTGCAGCTAGTACTGATGAAAGTTCAGAGACTGGTATTACAGCTCTTGCTGGTGGTGGACAACCCTCTGCTGCACAAACATCCGCTCACATCACTACTTCTTATGCAGAAGTTACTATTGTACAGGCAGACGGAGATTCTGTCTTATTGCCAGTAGACGCTGTAGTAGGAACAAAAATGACAGTAAAGAATGATGGAGCTAATTACTTAGCTGTATATCCTGGTTTAGCAGACACCATAAATAATGACTCTCCTAATGCTCATATAAACATTCCAGCTGGTGGAGAACTTACTTTCCGTGTAACTACTGTAACTTCTGGAGTATCTAACTGGGAAACAATGGAAGCCCTTGGTTTCCAGAATGGAACAGTTGCTGATCCTTCTATTACTTTTGAGAATGATCCTGATACAGGACTTTATAGAGTATCTGGTGGAGTTACAGGAATATCCAGTAATGGTAACATGGTTATGAAATTTGGTACTACAACAAATACAATTGGTGATGATATAACTTTATTTTTAAACTATCCTAGTTTAGTCACAGGTTCTGGATGTTCCATTTCATCAAGTGCTACAGGAATAACTGGAATTGGTAGACTATTTCAAGTTGATCATACTGGTACTACTTCAACAAGCGGAGTTCTTACAGAGATAAGCTCTGCAGCTACTGATGAAACTACCATCTTTAGAGTAACAGCATCTGCAGCATTAGCTGCTGGAGTAGCACTTGATATATCTGGAACAGCTATAACTACAGGGACAGCATTAGATATGTCAGGACTTGATGCCTTGACTACTGGTAGAGGACTTAATATTGTTTCTGACTCTGCAGACACAGGCACTAGAGCATTAGCACAAATTACTAATGACAATACTGCCGCTACAGGTACTACTTGTTTATCATTGCAAAATGATTCAACAGGAGATGCTCTTATGATAACCTCTGGACACTTTACAATGTCTGAAGGAGTAGTTGCAATAACAAACACAGCCAATAGAAAGACACTAAATCTTACAACTAGTGCCACTTCTCAGACTGGAATGGTAATTGTAGCAGACTCAATAACCTCAGCTAATGGTCTCGCCATAAGTATGGACGCAGTTACTTCTGGTAATATATTACAGCTAAATGCTAACTCTTCAACAATGCTCTCGACTGGGGCTTACATTGCTTGTAATGATTTATTTGGGACAGTTTTCTCTGTAGGCAATGGTGGACAAGTAATTTCTAAAGAAGCTACAGAGATAGTGACTGGTACAAATTCAATAAACAGATTTGAATCAGGTACTACTTACTTTTTGAATTCAGCTACAGATTTTGTAACTACACTTCCACCACCAGAAGCAGGAATTAATTACAAATTTATAGTAACGACTGCTGCTACAACTACAGCTCATACAATTGTTACTCAGACTGGCGATGATATTATCTATGGAGCAGTTGCTACAACTGATGGTTTAGCTTCCGTTTTAGCTGCTGGAGCAGATACAATATCTTTAACAAAAACTGCTACTGGCGGTATTGTAGGGGATATGATAGAGCTTACATGCGATGGTACAAATTGGTATGTACGTGGTTTAGTTTCAGTAGCTGCTGGAATTACATTTACATCTGTAATATAATAACAACGGGGGTGTAAAAGCCCCCATTTTTAAAAAACAAAAAAAGAATGACAAAAGAATTAATTTTAGAGAGACAAAAATCTGCAGAACTCAAAGTAGAAGAGTTGATAGCAGAGGTTAACTTGTTTAAAGGAGTAATTGCAGACTGCACTTACTGGCTTAACAAACTAGAAGAAGAAGAAACAAAAGTTGCCAGCAATGGCAAGACTACTAAGAAATTAACAAAAGCTTAAATAACTAACGATGGCTATTAACTTATCCATGTCAGAGGGCTCAATGCTTGATGGCGTACATATAGAAAATGGAATAGTAGATGTAAATGGCACAGCTGATGCCATTGTATTAGATGCTGATGGTGATACTTCTATAAGCTCACCTACAGATGATCAAATAGATTTTGAGATTGCAGGAGCTGATGATTTCACTATGACTGCAAACTCCTTCAATGTATTAGCTGGTTCTACAATAGCAGGGCCAAGTTCTACATTTGCTATCTTTGAAATATTGGCTGCCCCTCAGGCAGTATCAATGTCTGCAGGAATCAACATTACTACTCCAACGACTTACTGGACAACTACTGGTGCAGGAGCAACTAGTGGTCTTACTGATGGAGTAATTAAAGGACATAGAAAGAGAATAATGTTAGCTGCTGCAACTCATCCTGCAGAGCTTACTCCCTCTAACCTTTCAGGAGGAACAAAATTAACATTTTCAATAGTAGGAGATTATGTAGACTTACTTTGGAATGGTAGTAACTGGGTACCAGTAGCCATTCATAACCAAGCTACAGGCTCTACTGCAACTCCAGTATTAGCATAATGAGTATATTCACAGATAGCCCTACCATAGGCAACAACAAAAATAAATCAATACTCAGTAAACTGTTAGGAGCTATTAGAGCTCTTAATAGATCTGGCTCAGCAAATGAGAGTAATGTAACCAATGTAGCAAGTGGTACAGCATCAGTAACTCTATTAGAAGCTAATCCAAGAAGAGTTAAATATACAATAACTAATACAGACTCTAATGCTCTTTATGTTTTGGATAATGATGGAACAGCAGTGGCTGCAACAGCATACTCTAAACTTATAGCTGAAAACACGGAGAAAGATGAAATTTTCTACACAGGAAAAGTAGTGGGCATTTGGGCAGGAGACTCTACTGGAGTAGCAATAATTACTGAGTATCTTAGCTCATACTAAAAGATAAGAAAGCAACATGGCATTAGATTTTAAAGTCTCAACAGCTAATGATTGTAACTCGTATAAATTTACAAGTACAACTAGTTATTGTGAAGATGAGTATGATGTAGAATACATTGTGCCTCAAGTAAGTGAATTATCTGACTTAGGCAATTTTACTGTGAAAGTAACAGCTGATAACCAGTTCTCAACTGGTATAGTTGATACTACTAATACTACTGACATTAAGTGGACATGGATTGATAATGATGGAGTACATAGGACTCTGTATGGAGCTACAGCTACTATAGATAAACTACAAAATACCGCTTCTCCTCACTTTAATTATTCCAGTACTACAGTAATTAACCTCACTGTTAATGGTGTAGGAGGCAGCGTTCTTACTAATGATCCTAGTATGCAATTCTTAGTAACTACTGATGCATCAGGAGCAGTAATAGATTACTTCATCCCTAATATAAACATAACAGTATCCAATCCTCCTACCGCACACTTCACATCTGACTTCCTAAGAGACTCCTTAGGAAGCACTTATGCATTTACTTCTTACCAATATAGAAGATATAGTTCAGATCCTTATATAGCTTTGGTATCTAATGCTGTTGATTTAGACCATGACTATTCTACTGCCTCTACTCCAGGACTTCCTACTGGAGACCAATTCTTTGAATATAATGTAACTTTTGACGGCAGTACTGCCATTAGTGGCTTTATTGGACTATCTATTACAGCCTCCACAGATAACTGTGATGGTGAGATAGTTAAAGATGAAGTAACCTCTGCTATACTAAATATTACAGACCCTGATGGAAATCAGGATGCTCTAACTCTCACCCTAGCTGACTTCATAAGTGGAGCAACTATAACAATAGACTCTGATGATCTAACTAATACATCTATTAAAGATGGTATATACACGTTTGATCTAACAGCATATACAACCAACAACAGTAATGCTTTATCATTCAACAAGTTTTATAAGATCCCTTTCACTTGCAATATTAAGTGTAAAATATATGATCTCCTTTATGATGCTATTAACGATGATTGCAACTGCGATGATTTTACTGCCACTAAGAAGTGGGCTGCGATACTTGCAGAAAGTATGAGAAGATCAGCATTAAGAGCTGCAGGTTGTAACAAAGTAAATCATTTTAACACACTCATTGCCAAGATAGATGACTTTCTTGCCAATGTAGATTGTAAAAACTGCTAAATTATGGCTTGTTCTTGTGGCAACTCTGCATGTGATTGCCTAGATATAACACTACCCTCTGGGGATACTGGAGCTGCAGGTGCTGCAGGTACTAATGGAGAACCTGGTGGTTGGAGCTTGGAATGGAAGTTTGATACTAACACTACTACAAATCCAGCCACAGGGGATGTAAGATTAAACAATGCAATCTTTGATAATGTAACTGAGTTCTATATACACGACTATAATACTGACTTTGTAAATGCTACTGCTTTCTTAGAAGCTTTAGGAAACTCAGGATCTGGTGGAGTAATCAAGATCTTCAAAAGAGATGCTGATGAAAACTTTATCATGGGGTATGCTACTGCTTCCACAGATTCTGGAGGAACCTACTGGACAGTGTCTTTTACTCATGTTCTTTCTAATGGATCATTCACTAACAATGATGTTCTTGTAATTACCTTTTCCCCTAATGGAGCAGCAGGAACGGTTAATAGTGGGTTTATGATAGACCTTAAGCAAGGCACTTATGATTTACCTAGCACTGCCAATTTAGGAGTCTTACAAACACCCTTGTTGAATGGAAATCCTTTGGAGATAGATATTTCTGGACCAGACATAATGGAAAGAGTTGGTGATACTCTGAGAATAAGAACAGAGTGGATACACTCTCTTCCTCAAGCTCAATTCTTTGGAACCACAAAACTTAATTCTGCAGCAGTTTATTTAGTTAATACCTCAGGACTTACAGACGTAGAAGTCCCAGTATTCACTGCTACAAATCTTTTGCCTGAAGGAGAGATGAGAAATCTTTATGTAGCAGACATAGAACTCTATAGATTGTCTTCTACAAAAGTAGGAGTTATCTCTAAATTGGAATTCTTATGGTCCAATTATACCGCAGGTACTGGAGGAGACATTGAAGTACTTTCAAGATACCCTTTTAAATTTGAATGGTGCACTGATGGTTTTGCCACTGTCACCCATTGGAATGATATGGACACATTAAGAGTTAAACTAACTGCCAATGCACCGGGAGACTATAGCCAAGTGAAAGGAAAACTGCTTTATGCAGAATTTATTAAATGCTTTAAATTATAAATAAAGAGGTAACCAAAAGAGATTATAATGAATAATGCAACAACATATACATGCCCTGCTACAGGAACAGCCAGCTTATTTGCAGGTAGAAGTTATTTGTTAACTGGAACAGTAACACTTACTGGTAATGTAGTTTTTGATTTAGCTACAGAATCTGTTCCTATAAAGGGCAGTATTATCGAACTATCTTCTACAGCAGTACTAACCTTAGGAGGATACACGGTTACCTTTATGGGAACAGTGTTGACAGACGAAGTAGTAGGTGGAAGCTTTACTGCTTATGCAATATATGATAGTGACCCAGCAAACTGGGAAGTAGTATCACATGCCTCTATGGTGGATAGTTTCTTACAAACAGATATGATTGCTGCAGAAGCAGTATCTCTAGCTAAGATGTCTGACATAGCAGTAGGGAATATAATTACTGGACAGGCTTCTGAAAGACCTGGTGCTTTAGATATCTCAGCTGGAGGTACTTTTGTACAAGGAGATGGTACAAATGCTGTAGCATTAGTTAACTCTATTTCTGGAAATCTTATAGTAGGAGATGGAACTAAGTCAGCCTCTGTAGCTGTATCAGGAGATGCAACACTTAGCTCAGCTGGAGTTGTAACTTTAGCCAGCTCTGCCTTCACTGGCAAGACTGCCATTACCTCTACACAATCTACAGATACAGTACTAGTATCTGATACCTCAGACTCTGGGAACTTAAAAGAAGTAGCCCTAGGCAATCTGTCTGGAACTACTAGATTAGACTTTACTAGTACAGCTGCCTCTACTCCTTCATCTACAGATGTAACAGTCTTGGCTACATATACCATGCCTGCAAATACCATGGGCACTGATGGAGATGTACTCTATCTCAAGGCTTATGGAACTACTGGAGCTACAGCAAATACCAAAACCTTAGAGCTCTTTATAGGAGCTACTGCACAGAGTCAGAACTCAGTTACCACAACACCTAATGCAAAGAATTGGATATGTGAAGCTTGGTGTATAAGAACAGGAGCTTCCCTTCAGAAGGGATGGGTTAAGTGGACATTTGATGGAGTAGCTGCTGAGGTAGATGTGTTCTCTGATACAGAAGACTTTACTGCTGCTATGCAGATTATCATAAAAGGAACTAATGGTACAGCCACCTCTGGAGAAATTACCTTCAATGGCTGGACAATAATGAAAGAAGGGTAATGATCTGTGAAGACTGTTATACTAATCAACTTAGATACTTTGCATGCTGCATGGGAGATAAAGCTGAGAAGATTGCTACTAATTGGAAGATAGGTGTGGATTGTGTAACTACTCAGCAAGAGCTTATGTTTGAGGAAATAGTAGTCTCTTATCTAGCATGTATAGATGTAACAGAGCTTGAAAATGAATGTCTTACGGAAGACGAGATCTGTGAGATGATACAGTACATGATGGAAACTTGTAAAAACTGTTGTGAGAGCTAATATAACTGATGAAGCTAAAGATTTTAAAGGAGAACTTAGAGCCGTGTTTAATAAAAGATCTAACAGAGATGTTGGCTTATATTATTCTGATGGTAATAAGTGGCACAAACTAGGACTACTTGAGGATCTAATTCTTGATCCTAATACCTTTAAAATAGAAGAGAGGTCTGGCAGACAGATGAAGATCTCTCTGGATAAGCTTAATTCCAACAAGCTTAGGACTCTATACATGGCTAACAAGGATATCTACCTTGGTGAGCTAATAGATTGGGAGAACCAATTCTCCTGGACAAAAATTAAATCTTCTGAAGAACTTACTATATACGAGAGGAGAGAAATGGTGGCTTCTAAGCTTGAGGTAGAAGGCACACTCACTATAAAAGGAAGCCTATATATACTATGAATTCTGCCTACCACATACTAAAAGCCCTCTTACCAATTACCTTAGCAGAAAAAATATTCTACAGCATAGATGGCGCTGCACTCTGTGTATGGTTATTTGCGGGAGTAAATGGATGGATAAGTAATTACATTGCAGCAATCACAGCTATCTCCATAACAATTACCTTAGGAGTAAAGATCTATAATCTATTTACTCATAACAAGGAGAATAAGAAAGTTTAATGGAGCTGTTGAAAAAATACTGGCCTATAATTGCTTTCATTCTAGGATTAACATTTAGTGCTGGAAAATTCTATGGTGAATACACACAAAGTGAAAAACTTAATGAAAAACTATCTGAAAAGACTGAGCATTATCTTACTGAGCTTATCATTCTTAGGGCAGAGTGTGCCAAGTGACACTACTAAGATTGTACAGGATGGTTATATCAAGACCCTTGTAAATAGTGTAGTAATAGACTCTGTACTAGTAAAAGAGAAAGTCCAACAGATACAAAAACTTCCTACTTCTGAACAAAGGTATAAGGAGTATGAGAAGATATATAAGATTCCTATTGAACCTAAATGTAATCAATGGCTAAGGTAACAGTTGCAGATAGTGCAACACTTGCTCCTCTTAATATTACTGAGAGAAGTGCAGCTCCTACAGATCCTAATATAGGAGATATCTACCTTGATGATGGAACTAATACAGCCTCCACTTCTCCTGGTTGGAGAAGGTATACAGGATCTGCTTGGGAAGATATGTCTGCTAAGACGGGCTCTGGAATATCTAATATAGTAGAAGACACCACTCCTCAACTTGGTGGTGATCTAGACCTTAATGGTAAGGGGCTAGACTTTCCCACTACAGCAAACATCTCTGATTGTTTGGATGAAGATACTATGTCTTCTGATAGTGCTACAGCTCTTGCTACCCAACAAAGTATCAAAGCTTATGTGGACACTAATGCTGGAATATCAGATGTAGTAGATGATACCACTCCACAATTAGGGGGAGACTTGGATCTTAATGGAAACAATATTGACTTCCCTAGTACTGCTAATATATCTGACTGTTTAGATGAAGATGATATGTCTTCAGACTCCTCAACATCTCTTGCCACTCAACAGAGTATTAAGGCTTAT